CAAAACCCGACAGAACAGATGTTAAAAAATGCTATTAATAGTAATGAGTACATCGGAGCCGGAGGGGTGGACGATTTCTGAATACAAATCATTCAAAGCGACAAATGATGACGATTCCGAATCCAGCACTGATGGAGATTCTGATGGTGAAGAGCAAATATTTGCCAAGTCATCGGTTGTCAGGAGACCAAAGTATAAAAAGTTGGTAGAGAAGGAAGAGTTGTTACCCGAATAATATTTTCTATACATATGTTATAAAAACTCACAATGGCTGACATGACCGCCCAAGCGCTTAAGACCGTTAACCTCGTCTCTCAGGAGCTCGAGACTCAGTCCCTCAACTCCATCGTTGCGGGTTTCTCCTTCGCGGCTGCCATGTCGTGGATGGACCTCGTCCGCTGGTTCATCCAGCAGGTGATCAAGGTGCCCAAGAACGGTGGTACTCAGTACACCCTCACCGCGGTCCTCACCACCCTCCTTTCCATTGCGGTCTACATGATCATCTCTAACATCTCGACCCGTGTCTCCAAGCCTGCTCAGCCTGTCTTCGCGATTACCCGCTAAGTTTTGGCTTGCGCTTCATGAGAGTCAGTAGAACTAGACCTACAAACACGATAATACCAATGGAAATGTATTCCATTTTCCACTTATAAACATCCTCAACAATTTCTGGGATGTTTATTGGTGGCGGCAACTCCTTCTCAACAACTTCTAAGGGAACCTTTGGTAGACCCTCTAACTTGTCTGTAGAGCATGTTATTTCAAATTTCAAAATGTGATCTTGATTTCTGAAATCATATGGAATGAGACGACCATGGCTCATGTAAAAGAACTCTAGTTTGATATACTTGATATACTTTTGTGGTCCCTTGTAGAATTCATGGGCGAGTGGATCGTCTGCACCATGAAAGTTTATGAAGTCTGAACCATTCAAAAGTATATGCCCTGTATAGAATGGTGTTGTGGAATACACAGTCTTTGTGAATTCATCTGACCCAGATGTCATACGAAGAATAAGGGAGTTTGGACCTTCCAAGTTGATAGCACCAGAAACGATACTGTCACTCTCCACTGGATTCTTCGAAGAAAACCCCATAACTTGATGAGGTGTTGTGAGAGCCACGTTACTCAGGTAGCCGTTTGTACCATCAAAGAACTTGAATGTAAAAGTGTTACTCGCCGTCGTATTAGAGAATGTGAGAGCTTGTGTATCTGAGTCAAAGACAACCTCGTCAATACACGTCGCCGGTGGTTGCATGAGAGTATCAAGATCACTTGCGAGTGCTGTGCCGTTCGTGTAATTCGTTTCATTTAGGGTGACTTCAATGAGGTCATCGGGTGCACCCGAATCATATATGCTAAAAGTCTTATTCGTAGCGCATGTAGTCAATTGAGGTGTAGGAATACGCGCAGACACTAACTTAATTTGTGTGACATCATAAATAGGTTCTTTGAGAGTCACAGTATAGTTATTCGCATAAGTATACACATTTGTATCTCTCTCACTACTATCTATATCGAGGGTGTGAACCTTCATTAAAATATAGGCACAATATTTTAATGATTGTTTTTATCTATAACCAAAATTATTAACAAAGGCTGTGCGCCAGTGGGTTGTTCTGGAGCTGCCTCTTCGCGACACCCAAGTCACGCGAGTGTGGATTCTCGTTGCCCTTGTAGGCGTTGAACTGGTGGAATGGTTTCTGCTGATAGTTTTGTGTCCAACCACCGTTAGCAGCATTCACACGTCCGTCAATACGGGAAGTATCGGTACGAACAGCCGTCAACGCACCACCTTGCTTGAGGGCACTCTCTCTCACATTCATACGACCCTTGTTACCCATACGGTTAGCCTTACCACGACGATCCTCTGGACGGAAGCCATACTTCATCAACTCCTCATTATTCTTAGTTGTAATCTGAGCAGCCGCACTGGTCGCGTAAGCACAACTGAAGTTGGTAATACCTGGAGCCGCGTGACTGTAGTGGGCAAACTGTTGGTCGTTGCGGTCACTCTTGAAGCGAGTGGGGTCCTGTGGCATGGTCTGAGCGGAGACGAAACGCTTCGCACCATTGAAACCGAGGCCATCCGCGCGATGGCCAGTCTCGGAACGGTTGGTGGTTCTCATAGTCTTCTGATGACTGGCTCTTGGAATTGCACCGGACATACCCTGAGCACGCCCCGCGGTAGGTGGAAGGCGGGATGGAAGGTGAGCAGTAGTCTCAGGTTTATTGTGAGTCAATTGACCAACGAGAGCTGAGCGACCACCAGTGACATCTGCGGCTGGACCAGAGCGTCCTGGAAGTGTAGTGAGTCTGTACTCACCCACGTTGATGGGGTTCACACGGAAGAGTTGTTGGTAACCACCACTCGCTGGGGTATCGGCACCAACACCGAGGCCTGGACCAACCATTTGCTTCTCAATTGGGGAGAGGTTGTTCATACGACCAGTGTCATACATACGGTTTCTCATGTTGAGAATCTCTTGGCCACCACTTCTCTGTTGGTAAGTAATGTCAGCAAAGCTTTCCATCTCCATCTTTTGAGGAATCTCAACGCGTGGTTCAAAATCACGTTCAATAAATTCGGGAACATCATTGTCATAAGTAATCTGGGGTTCTTGTGGAGTGATCGCTTCAACCTTCTGAACTGGCTCTGGTTCAGTCTTTGTACTCAGTGATCTACCAGCAAAAATCAAACCAGCGACAGCTGCAAGTGAAATGGGATCCGCCATTCTTATTTTCTAGTAACATTTTTATTAGCGTATCTTTGGTGAAAGAGGCCGTTCTGGAGTTCCGCGCGAGTACTCATTGGTTCATAGGTTAGGGTACGAAGAGGCACCTTGCACTCCATGTTGGTGAGAGGGAACAAGTTGCGCTCATAGGTTGGCACGATAACCTTGTTGAAACGAGTTGTGGATTGTGGACGAAGTTGATCGCTCACATCAATGAATTGCGCTGGGGAACCCTTACCGGCCATGTAGGGGGCGGTTCCGTAAAGCATAGTGTTTGGACGACAGCAGTAGTTAAGGGTACTGGGCTGAGGGTAGACGAAAACTTCCTCAGTGGCTTTCACAGATGGGAGAGCGCCCGCATTTTGAACTATTGCAAGACCAGGTTGTAATTGGTATGCCATATTTATTATTACGTGAGAATATTTATAAAACTAAGCTGGGGCAATTCCATGCCCCCTATGAGAAACTCGACTATCACCGGCAGGATCAAGACCCGCAAAAGCCTCTAATTGAACACCCCTGGCATTTGGGTTGCACAACTCTGGATGAGTTCTGCAAATAGGGGCATTCTTAGAACCGTAGCACCACTCCGCGAAAGCGGTCTGATCGCCTGGAATCTTAGAGACTGGGGCAGTCACAAACTGACGAGCAGCCGCGGCACGCTGTCTCTCTGGGAGCGCCGAACGGGACCTACCAGCGTCATATGGAATACGATCATCTAAATACGACTTAACGAATGGCTTAACGGTTGGATAGTAACAGGCTTCAAGGCGGTTTGGTGCGTCCGTGTAATCCGTCATGAGCACGTTACCCATGGGATTATCCGGAGTAGGCATCTGACACCCCCGTTCGTCACCACTCGCACTGAAACCATACCCCTCCTTTACCATCTTAGCCTTGTACATAACATAAAGAACACCCAAAATAGTGCTGCCAAGGACAAAGATCCTTGGATCACGACGAGTAAGATAAATGATGCAGCATGCATAAATTACAAAACGAGAAGAGGCGTTAATTCGGTCTTCTGGAGTTTGTTCATTGTTTGGCCAGAATTGTAAAACCTTATCAGATCTAAAGAGTTGTTGAGGATCGTCAAACCAAGCCTTCATTTAATATACCTTGAGGTTTATTTTTTACCCATACCACCAAGCATGCTGCCCATCATCTGCATGAGAGCGTCTTGATCAAGCTCACCGCCATCGGTCTGCATCTTGTCCGCAACACCCTTGGCGATATTCTCAATCTGAGCAAGAGTATCAGCTGGAATAGCGTTGATAGTAGTACCAAGCATGTATAGGGTCTGAAGATACTGCCAGGTTGCGGCTTGTGTGTTAGCGGACATACGAGTCCAATAACTCTTGATGTTGAGATCCTTTAGGAAGTCAATCTTCTCAATCTCCTCCAAAAGGAAGGACTCATCCTTGGCGGAAATCTTATCCGCATAGGGAGTCACACCCTTCATAAAACCATCAACAATGAGACGGGGGTTGGACTGCTTAATCACCTCAAAAGAAGCAGTCATCTTCTTGATACCTTTTTCCTCTGGAAAAGTCTTGTGCAATTCCACAAGAAATTGTGAGAGCATGTCATTAAACGCAGTGACGGATGCCATTTTCTTATAATATACGTGTAATCTTTAAGTTTAAAAAGGTTCACTAGAAATCGCTTCCTTTTGACCTAGGCCATTAGACACGATGAAGAACACAAGAATAGCATTAAGGGCGGCTGGCTTGGTGTACTTGTTAAGTTCCAACTTACCCTCGTTGTTGAGTTGAGCCTTGACGTGAATGTAACCAGCGGTGATAGCCGCGGCTATGAGCGCGGCACTCATTGGATCTCTGAGATAGTCGGATAACTCCATTTAATTATACGCAGTTTTTTTTACACGATGATCTGGTGCGTCGCCAAAGAGAACGCTGTCATCTTCCTCTTCCGCGGCCTGAGGTGGAGGAACCCCAAAGGTGGGTTCAGATTCACCCATGGGTTCTGGCTCTGGCTCTGGAGCCTGAACACCTGGAACGGTCTTAAACTCGTTCTCTAGACCAGTGGGTTGAACCTGTTCCTCCGCACCCATCATGGGTTCATTTTCGGGAAGAGGCTCAGACTCTGGGAAAGGCTCTGGCTCTTGGGTCTCACCGGTAT